TCCGTTTACGGCATTTGTTATTCTATAATCAAATGCCGTAAACGGAACCAACAACCAACCTGACTTGTACCATAAACCTTCGTAGTAATAAACAAAAGGTGAATACACCACAACCATCATGGTTGTATTGGTTATCTTCTTACTTACTTTGAATGTTCCGACTCCACCACCAAGAGCGGATAAACTTTGGAATCTTGAGTCACCCAACTTACCTGTAGTGAAGTTAACCCCAAGTGTCGATGTAATTGATTTATATTTGTATGAAGTCATTAAAGAAGTTGTGTTAAACAAATCCCTTTCAAAGTTCAACATGGATGAATTGGCAACAATCCCTGTAAAGTTTTTAAGTTTCTTACCCATAAATAATGTTAAACTTGAGTTATTAATACTGGTTGTGTAGTTAAGTAAACCACCTTTAACAACTGTGTTATTAGTATTACTTTTAACAACACTCATGTTCATTCTAAATTGTTGTTTTTCTCCTGCAGTTGCACTACTAATTGCCACTATATCACCGTTCAATACAATTCCTCCTTGTTTTGCATTTGCAACTTTTTCTTTAGTACTCGATGAACTTCTTGCGTTATCAGCACCCTGACTTTGTTGTGTTTCCTCAGGAGTTTGTGTATTATTACTTTGTCCATTCCCCTGAGGATTTGAACCGTTACCTCCTACAGTCGACCCAGTCTGTTGACCTCCTCCCTGAGTTGTTGTATTTGTATTTCCTGTGTTTCCTCCTGATGTTTGTGATGTTTCTCCACTTCCTTGAGTTTGTCCTCCACCATTTGGATTAGTACTTCCACCTGTTTGGTTTGGTTGATTTGTCTGAGTTGCTCCAACAGTTCCATTATTTCCCTCGTTATTTTTCCCATTTACTTGATTTTGATTGTTAATAGTTTGACTACCCTGACCATTAGTGGTAGGATTATTTGATGAGTTGTTTTTTCTTTTGTTGTCCTCTGATGCCGATTTTTCTTTCGCCTCGACAATTCCACCGACACTTGTTCCCCCAATTGAACTTATGTCGTTTAATGCTGACATAACATTAGTCAATACTGCAATATTATTTTGAGTGATTAACACATTCATATTTGTGCTTTGGGCTAAACCGACACCACTACATGGCCCATCGGTGTTTGTAGAATTAACTTGATTTACCCATTGTTCCATTGCTCCTGATTGTAACTCGGCAACCGTGAAACTTTGTATCGAACCATTATAGGTAAGTAGGACACTTCCCGATGGATTGTCTATATAAATCTGTTTTTGTTTAAAGGTACAGGGGTCCGTAAATGTATACGAAAACCCCTGTCCTAAAACCATAATTGTTGAGAACAGAAAACTTATTGTTATAAAAAGTTTCTTTAAGTTCATATTAAATTTCTGTTGTATCAGATAAAGACACTCCGTCTTCCTCGTCTACTTTTTGAATTAACATCTTGTCTCTGTCTTCAGAGTTGAACCAATAATCCACAACTTTGTTTAGGTTACCAACAAAAGCACCTAAAAGAATTAATAACATTTCTTTCCAATCTTCTTGGATTTCAATTCCAAAGAACACCGCTGAGTTAATACCTAAGATAATGAAGAAAAATAACCCCAACACAATTGCGGTAATTCTCCAACGATTTGATTGCATTTGTTGCAACATGTAGTAAAAACGATTTTTGTCTTCTACCTTTGTGTAACTTGTTTCACTACTTAATAATTTTTTTAAATTCATTTGTTTTTAAGATTTAAAGACACCCTTTTTTATTAATTTTGACACTACTCTTGACGATGCCGTTTCGAGAGCTTTTTTGGTCGAAATACCTATTGTTGATTGATTAAATTTAATATCTTCCACATCAGACAAGATTGATGATGTCTTAATTGTTGAAGCCTCACCCAAACCACTTCCTGTGATTATTTCACCTGTCTCAGCATCTACAAATCTAACTTGTAAACCCAATCGAGTTGTTTGTGTCGCTTTAGCCCCATCAACCGCTTTAACCACCTCATCTTCAGACACTGAAAAGTCATATACTTCGATGTAAACAAAATAGTTAGCCAAGACAATATTACCTTTAACTTCAATTTTATTACTTGAAATACCTTTATCAGATGCTTTGTCCTGTGCAATCATTTTTTGTTTGATTTCCTCTCTGTCTTCAGTAAATTTAAATCTATCTGTTGACTCCAAGTATTCTAACACAATGTTTGCAACTCCTAATCCAACTCTCTTATCTTTCAACTCAGGGTACATATCATATAGTTCCTGATTGATACCAATTTTAAGAACTTGAATTGGAATCACAATTGTATCCGTGTAATCCGATACAACAGCCATGGATTGTCTTTTTTCGAAATCCGCTTGATATTCTTCAGTCTTTACAGTACCGATTTGTGCACTTGTTTTACAAGAGAACAAAAATAATGGTAATGTAATTAATATCAATTTTTTCATTACCAACTTTCTTCTTCCTTTTTAGGTTGTACTTGCGCTGGTTGTGACGCCGCAGGTTTTTCAACTACTCGTTCAATAACATGAGTTCCCCCACCGTTTTCAACCTTTTGTTTATTTTCCTGATTTTGTTGTACATTAACAATCACGGGTGCAGGTGCTACTTGCTCTGTTTTAGTTTCTTCTTTCGAGTCTTCATGACCTCCAAAAAGCATAGTTGATAACCATACTCCTCCACCAGCAATTACTGTAGTTAATGTTGCGATAATCGTCTTCTTTAATCCTGACCAACTACCATCGTTTGTTTCACTTGTTTCTTCTGACATAATATTTGTTTTTTTTTAGTTTATTGTTTATTTATTATGGCTAAGAGGTCACCGAAGTGACCTCATTATAATTATTGTACAACTATTTTTGTTGCAATGTTTTTGTCAATTCTTTGTAGGATTGCCACGTAAACTCCTGGTGACAAACTACCTAAATCAACCATATATGAATATTCTCCTTTTGGTACTGAACCATCTAAGACAACTTCATATTCTCTACCCATTAAATCTTTAATTGAAAGTTTAACTGAACCGTATTCTTTAACTTTAAAAGTAATTGCAGTCACATCATCAGTTGGATTTGGTGATACCATTATTTCATCGTTACCTGTTAAATCACCACCCATAGACATTTTATATACTTGGATGATTCCGTTTGTTGGTATGATTTCTAAATCTTTACATTGATTGTTTCCTGCGAATTTGTTTGTTGTCCATAAGGGACTAACTGTCCATTCTGCCTGTGGTTTTTTAGCGATAAATTGTAAAGTTACAACCTCATCACCATCAACAAGTGGTTTAGAGTGGTTGTTCCCATCAAACCCACCCCAATCAATTTGATTGTCGTTTGTGTTCAAATATGATACCCAACTTGAAGTTGCCGATTTTGTTTCAACTCCTTTAAATTCAAGTAATGTATCGTTGTATTTTAACCCAAACTGTAATGAACCTAGTTTATCCCCGTTAGTTAAAACCTTAACAGGTACATTAACTAAGTTACCTTCTTGTACCTTTAATCTTGGTACGTTAACTTCGATAGTTGTTGTTGGAAAATCATATTGAACTCTACTATCAATTACGTTATAGATTTGATGTTCAACACCTGGTTGAGGTGCAATTAACACTTCTATTGGAGTTACACGAGCCATTTTATAACCTGTTCCGTTCGCGTCACCTGGTACTAAAACATAGTAAGTAACTGAGTCAGGTTGTCCTGCAACAATGTCAAAAGTGAAGTTAGTTTCTCCTGCAATTGTTGATGTATAGTTAGTGGATGAGTTATTAATTGTATTGTATTGAGCCACAGTAAAGAACTTAACATCTTTTACGCTGTTAGGCCACACAGAGAATCTACCTGAGATTCTACCAAATGTTCCCCAAGCATCAGAGATGGTTAAACTATTATCACCATTAACATCAGCTGCATAGTAGTTAAACCCTGTTGGTGTTTGTGTACCTAATACATAGTCCTGTACTTTCTGTGCATCCGCTGTGGATATTACATTACCAACACTCATGGTATCACCTTGTACTTTAATTCTTACAAAGTAACCTGTAGTATCAATTGATACGTCTTTGAATGCAAACTTACCTTGTGTGTTTGTAAGTTGACTTGTCACTTGAACCCATGAACCACTTGGTTTAAGTTTCTTCTCCAAAGCAACTGTAAGGTTTTTAGCACCTGTACCAGTCACGTTGGTAAAAGTACCTTTGAACGACATAGTTTGAGGAGCGATAACACCACCATAGTTTTGTAGAGTTAATGTGTTGTCTGTACCATCTTGTTTTGCAGCAATTGCCGGATATGTAGATACTGTTCCAAATGTCATGTTCGCAATTGATGTAAGTGATGCGAATCCTGTGACGTGACGTAACTTCAATCTAATCATTGGACCTGAAGATATTTCAAATGTAGACAAACTACCTGTATACGTCATAGTTATTGTTGCATGACCAGCAGATTGGTTTACATTATACTTCAAATTTTGAGCAAAAGATGTGTTCAAAGATGTTATGGTATCAATACCTGAGAAAGCTGAGTTATCGTAGAAAACTCTAAATTGGAATGCAGTAATCTTTGTCGAGGTATTATTGTAGAAACATAAATCCACATTAGTAAAACCTTGAACAACGGTTCCTGCCAAATACGAGGTGTCCAAGTTAATGTAAACACCCGAAGCGGATGGTGTTGGACAAGTTGTAGTTTGCCCAAAACCAAAAATGGTTAATAACGAGAACGTTAGGGTAAGGAGAATTTTTTTCATTAGCATTTTTTTGTTTGGTTTATTTTTATTTAGTATTGACTATAAATATTCTTAGTTTATAATTCGACCCTATTTTTACTATTTATAATTAAATTATGAGATTATTTTTTCTGTTATTATTCGTAGTATTATTTACCCCAATCTACTCACAAGTTAAAATTGATGACGTTGGAGATGGATGGAAATTAAGAGTTGATAGTGCGGTTGCACTAATAAGAAATACCGATTCGGATAAGTACGGATTATTAATAAAAGTTTGTGACCATGTCTCTTATTGGAATGGTGGGTTTTCAACTATTGAGGACTCATCCACAATTCTAATAACTCAAAAAGATATGTTATATGGTTCAATCAATAATATTGCGGCAATTATTATACATGAATCCAAACACCTATATTATCTTAAAAATAAAATATCCCTTCCACCTCATGAAGAAGAGTTAAGGTGTTATAAATACGAATTGAGTTTTCTTACCAAAGTTCCAAATGTTGAACCTTGGCTAGTTGATAATGCAAAAGATAAGATAAGATTATTTTCTCAATTGGATTAATAGATTTTTTTAATTACCTTTGTTATTATGACAGAAGAAGAATTTGACAATTGGAAAGCGGTCGATTACCGAATGAGAGAAGAAGGAATTGACTATTGTTTTGAACGTTACAGTTCATTTAAGGAAATCGAAGATGAGGAATTCCATAAATTAAGATTGGAGTTCTTAGATAGTATGAAAAAAATACGTGAATACGTTAAAGATAAAATTGAAAGTTATGAAGAAGAGTATTAATATATTATTGGTTTTAGGTTTAATCTCATCTTGCAACATGAAGCCTGATGTCCTTGAAACAAAAATAAAACTTGTCGTAGATTCTGTGGAATATCACAGGATTGGTCAGGACCATTCATTACAGACAACTCCTTATTGGAGAATCCATTTAAAAGAAAAAGATTTTTGGACAAAGGTTATCACTCATCAAGAAGTTGGTGATACTGTAGAATTTACAATACGTAAATCTAACTTTTAATCCTGTTCGTAAATTACATTACTGTATTGGGGATTTTTCTTATCGAATTTCTTAACAAAAATTCCCGATAAAGTATTTGCCATGTTTTCTTCAGGACCACCGATGTTCTGTATCTTATCAGTATCTTTAAGTCCCATCTTTTGGTGCTGATATTCATGAACCCACTCGTGTGCAATGGTTCTAAAAATATCAATTAATAATCTTTTGTTGGCTAAAACAAATATTTTATGACCAGGCATTCTAACACCTGTTGTCATTTTTATATCTCTATTACCTGTGAAGGTAATGTAAACATCATCTGTAAGTGGTAATTCAGTTTGTAAGAACTTTACAAACTCTTTTGTAACTTCAATTTGTTCAGGTGTTGTGAATTTATCAATATCTTTGAAACATGCTTTCATTATTAATAAATACAATAAAAAGGGTTAAGTGAAAAAAGTTAGATAAAATGTCTAAAAGAATTTTAACATTTGAGGGTTTAACAAGTTTGACGCTTTGAGTACTGAGGTTTGAATGCTTATCAGTTCATGTATCAAAGTTTCCGGATGTATAGTAGGTGACGTATTACCTTCCCTCTCTCAACTTAACCCAATATCTTAGATGGATGTGGTAGCGTTATGCTCATCCAATTCTTCTTGGATTCTTTCGATTTCTTCTTCAATGATTGAAACCATTTGGTCTCTTTCCAAGATACCGATTTGTGCGTTTTTGATGATTGGAGCATCTCCACCCATTCTACCATAACGGTCAGAATATTTACCTTCAACACAATCCAATGATTTTAGATTTGACAATTGAGATTTCAACTCAGACATACGGAAAATCTTACCATATACAGGTCCATTTGCCAGGTGTAATTTGGTTTTTAACTCAACCAATTCTTCACTCATGGTCAACCAATTCTTCATTGATTCTTTAACATCGTAAACTCGTGTTGAACCTTCCTCAACAGAATTATACATTTGAACTTTACTGAACTCTTGGTTCATTTTTGAAGCTAATTTCTTCTTGTACTTTAATGCTTGTTTTACTTTCATAATCTTGTTTTGTTGTTTGTATATTATAAGTGTTTTTTTTCAAAAGTCAAATTTAATCATCCCCTGCATCCCATTCTGTTAATATAAATTCCAATTTAATGAATGTTATTTGATGGTAACGGTTCTTGTATACTGTCGCCTTCAAACCACCACTTGATGACCCGTAGGACTCATTTAAACCCATTCTTCCCGCTTCTTTAATCCCTTCAATAGCCGATTGAATTCTATCTTTAGCCGACTCAATTAAATCGTATTTCGTTGGTATTCTATACCCGTCATGTGTCATCCATATCCAACCCATATATTCCATCACTAGTTGGCACTTATAGAAATCGAAGTTCTCAATTACCTCATCAATTAATTCTTGTTCTTTTTTGTTAATGGTTATCATGGTGTTCACCTATTTTTTTAACTCTATACTTGTATCCTGAGTCAGAGTTGATTTCAAATCGAAGTCTCATCTCTTCAGCTTCTTCTTTTGTTTCAAATTCTAATACGTCATCTGCACTATCTAAAATAATAACAGGTAATTCTTTTTCTCTTGTGGCGTCTTTGACCATCTTTATAATAATGTAACTCATACCACTATTATAATAAAAAAATCCCCAACTTTCAAGGTCAGGGATTTCTTTTTTTTTAGATGGATTGGACCATCATTTCGGTCATACCATTCCATTTTTTGATTTGAGATTTTGGAACCCAAAACTCCATCTCTCCAATTTCCTCAACTCGTTTCAAGTAATCGTTACGGAAACGTTCAGCCTCAGACTTGTTCTTGATGTACTCCACCTTCATGTGTTTAGAACATGTCTTACCCATTTTAGTCAACATTGAGAACTCATCAGTCAACTCACGTCCGCAACACATACAGATGTTACCACGTTTTACGGTCATTTTACCTGCGAACTTAACCGCTTTTGGACTAACACCCAACAAACGAGTGATGTCAATCAAGACAGGGTTAAACTCCAAACCGTATGTCTCTTTCAATTGTTGACCAATTTTACGAGCTAAGATGATTGATTCACCTTCAGTTGGCCAGTTCATACTGATGGTCTTGTTTTTATTCTCCTCTTTTACGATTTGAGCAACTGCCGCTGACACTTGTTTGTCAGTCAACTTACCATACTTTTCCAATTTAGATTGGATGTCTTTAACAAAGTTGTTCTCACCTGTATAGGATTGAATCTTCTTCATATCCTCGGTCAACTCAACTTGTTTCGCTTCAACGGGTGCGTTAAAGATTTTCTCAACCGCCGCGTTTTGGGCTGATGTTAATTGACCGTATTTTGCGATTACGTCTTTCATTTTCATGATGAATTGGTTTTGACCTTTGTAGTTCTTAACGTTTTGGATTGTAGATGTAGTTGTCATATTTGTATCGTTTTGTGAATACAAATATACAACAATAGTTTGAATCAACAAACTAATTTCAATATTTAACCCAATTTTTTTTGTAATCCTTGTTTAAGGCACAAAACTTTGCGTAATCGTTAATAATTGGTAGACCTGTATTGTAGTATCCACATATCACCGCCCAATCTTTGTATTGTTTATGAAGTTTACTTAACAACTTCATAGAGATTTGAACGTTGAGGTCAATGTTGTAGAGTAAGTCTTTCTGACTAATCTTTTTACCACTGACGTAGTTTGCAGTACTTGGCATAATTTGCATTGGTCCTTTAGCTCCTGATGATGAAATAAGTTTACCATTATAGTTCCAATCAAATGGTCCTTGATATCTTGTCTCACGATAAGCCACGTTGTATGCAACGTGTTTTGGTACCTTATACAACTTCGAATATTTCTCTATTGAGGTATACATTTGAAGACTGTAGGGTGAGTTTTGTTTCCCACCCATTTCTTCCAATTTGTATTCTTCCTCAGGTGCTGTCATACTGAACAGACTAACACCCGCTCCGATGATACAGAGTACCAAAATAAGATAGAAATATTTGAATCCTTTCAATACCATTAGTTAGTTGGAGTTGCTGGTTTATAGATACTTTTTGCGTACATGTTAAAGATTTGAACACCAATTGAATCTTGATACAAGACATAAGTCCCGTCATTCTTTTGGATAATCAATAAGTTGTTGTTCTCATCCATTGCCAGTTTAACTTGTGATTTCCTAACAGAGACAACTTGAGGTTGTTTACTGTATGTTGTTTTGATGTAGTCATAGTAGTATCCAATTGAGATACCTCCTGCAAAACTGATTGAAATAACCGTATAAAACGAGATTTGTTTCAACAGTCCTTTTACTTTTTCTTTAATATTTTCCATATTTTTCATAATTGTTTTTTTTTTAAGGGTACAAAAAACCCCTTGGATTATCAAGGGGTATCGATGGTTTTTTTAGTTTTGGGTGAAGGCTTTGTCAGCCCAAGTCTTCGCTCCCATTCGGTCCCAGATGTTCATGTCACACATGTCAGGAAATGAACTTCTCATATCACCAACGGTCAATACATCCAAGAAAGCTTTATCGATTCCGTGCCACTTGTTACCCTTAGTAGTGAAAACATTGTGCCAGTATTCAACTCCGTTGTCGTAAGACACCTTAACTTGGATGTTTACCAAAGTGTTTTTCTTGTATCCCGCAATGATTGAATGAGGTGTACCTTTGCTATTGTGAATACTGATGAACCCCGCCTGACATTTACCTGCGATACGGAATTCATATTCTTTATTAAGGTCTTTGATGTGGTTAGAAACCATCACAGAGATAGTTTTATCCTTGATTCGAGTGTCGAAAGAGCCGTAGAATACGTCTCCTGACATTGTTCCTTCTGTTACTTTGATGATTGTGCTGGTGTTGGTGGTTGTGTTTGTCATATCTTTATCGTTTTGTGAATACAAAGATACAACTATAATTGAATATTACAAATCTTTTTTATAATTTTCTTCTTCAGGAGTGCATTTTTTATCTGCCCCACATATCGGGCATTCTTTAATTTCCTTTGATTTGATGTATTTCATTCTAACAAGTTTACCCAATTCAAAATCATTTGGGTGATTTTTAATTTCTTCTTCGGTGATGATTAAGTATTGTCCCATATCGTTATTTCTTTACATTATAAATATAATAGTTCATTTTTATAAAATAAACCTATTTATAGTTATGGGATTAGATAAGGATAAATTAAAACGTCTTGAAGATAAATTAAAATATCTATATAGGATGGAACTGCAACAAAAAAAGTTTGTTGTTAGTGCGATAGACATTGATTTTGAACAAGACCAACTTGACGATGGTGAGTGGATTCTTGAAAGAGTAGTTATTCAAGTAGATTTTGAATATGATGGAGCACTCGATGGTGATGAAGTATATTACTTTACCCGTGACTTAAAAATTATGTTTGATAAGTTTACTTCCGCAATTTCACAATATACTCCAACCCAAGAAGGTAAAATTATTAGTGGTACTTCTCCAACTACTGGTACTTCAGAAACTTATGTTTCAGACCCAATGGTAATCAGAGTTGATTACAAATATGAGGACACACACAATTTTACATTAGCAACGTATATTACATTTTTAAGATAATGAACGATAAATTAAAAAGATTAGCCAAAAACATATCTGAATTAATACCAGATAATCCAAAAAGCCCTCAAGAAGTATTTGACTCATTTGGTGCACGTATATACGAATCCCAAAAAAGTTATTTTGAAGCAATTGGTGGTGATTCAATAATAAAAATAGTCTTATACATTTACTCACTTAAAGAAACAGGTGAGTTTAAAATGGGTGATGATATGATAAATAAATTATCATTCGCCTCTTTATTTTACACCAGTGGAAATTATCGCAACACTGAATGTTCTAATTGCGAAGGTAGTGGTTCTGTAAATTGTGATTATTGTTCTCATGATGGTTTAATAGATTGTGAAGAATGTGGTGGTGATGGTATTAATTCGGACAAGGACGAGTGTGGTGAATGTAATGGACAAGGTCAAGTATATTGTGACAACTGTGGTGGTGACGGTAATATTACCTGTAGTGATTGTGATGCTGTAGGTGAAGTTGAAACCGATGAATTAGAGTATACATACAGTTACATTTGTACTTGGAACAACGAAATAAAAAATATGTGTGAATTGAATGAAGGAACAACTGAACCAGCAATGTCCGAATATGACTTTGACCGTTTAAGTGATGATTACATCACTTTAGCATATACTGAAGAGGCCGCCGAATTAAGAGGGTTTGTTGATACAAATGTACTTTATTGTGTTTCTTATTTGGATGAACCAAAGTTATATTTAGCATCTTATAATCTACTACAAATGCGCTGGAACGATTCAGCAAACTTTAATTCTTATACAGCATAATTATGGACTTTAAACGATACCTGAAACTTCTTAACTCAATTGATTACCCAAATCAAACAGAGGACCTGTCAAGTATTTCCCATTATATTAGTTACGGACCTCATCAGTTTCAAAATGATTTGTTGGAGAACTTGGGAGTAATTGGTACCACCGACTTCGTTGAAAAAACCTTTACTAAACTAGGTATGATGTCAAAACCAGGATTTAAAGTTATGTTCAACTATAATAATGGTGATTATGTTTACCTGATAATCAATTCAATTAGTGTCATTGAAACTCATGAGGAAGACGAACTCCCATTCAATGTTTGGATAAATTATAGTTGGGGCGATAGTAGAATAGTTTGGGGTGATGATGATACACCACTTACTATTGAAGATGCGTATGACGAAATAGGTTTAGGTGAAATTGGTGAATGGGATGAATTAATGGATTCAATTCAAGATGATGTAACAGATGAAGTATATAAACGAACAGGGTTTATAATACACTTTGATGCTCAGGAATAAAAAAAGAGAGACCGAAGCCTCTCTTTCTGGGACCGACAGGATGTGTCAGACTTCCACCACCTTGTTTTTCTAAACAAGGAAACTATACCTCAATACTCAGGTCTTCTCGTTTAACCACAGAGTTTACAAGGTTTTCAACCTCATCTGAACTCATGTAAGAAATTACATCATCACTAGTTTCAGGATAAAAAAATCGAGTAATAAAGTCTCTTGACTCCATGTCAAAGATTGCAACCTCAAAGGTATTTTTAAAATCACCATATAACCCAATATCTCCACCAACAATTGAAAACTCAACTTTTTTATTACCAAATCGGGTTTGTTTACCATTACCGCTACGGAATGCAGTAGCGGGATGTGGTTTAGCCCATTTCTTTATATCGTCAATAGTTATCATTTTGTCTCTAATGCCTCCATTTTTGATTTGGCAACCAAATGCTCTGCCAATGTATAAGCGTCCACGTTAGTCGTGATAATCGAACTCACCAAGTGTTTGTGAGGGATATGAACAAGGAAATCCACACCATTGAAGAAAGTCAAATCATTCTTCAATTCAATACAACCCTGAACCATTTTCAAAAACAACTTGAATTGAGTATTGTTAACAAATGTCTCATTCAATAATACTCCGAAAGTCTCGTGTTGAATCTTGATGTTATGTGATGCCATGTTCATATCCTTTGATTTAGATTACAAAGATACTAGTTTATTTCGAATTACCAAATCAATTATTGAATTTCTCCAAACTTTTTTCAACGGTACTTACAAAAGTATTTACCAAATCATTAATATCTTTGAACTCATTCTCACTTCGTTTTTCAAGATATTTTACATTTGAATAAAGTTCGTCAAGGTCAATGTTTTTCATTGCGTCAATAAGAGATTCAACTTTATCCTTAGCTCTTTTAACAGTTTCTCTATCCACGTGGTAAGCACGAAACCTTAACATCAACTCCGCCAATTTTTCAGGTTTCCATCCATTATTAATCAAACTTACTTCACCAATCTGGTTATCATTTTGAGTATAGATATCAATTTCACCAGCCAAAGTTTTTCCTGAGTTATTGTAGAAGGCAATTTTCTGATAGTTCTTTTTCTTCGACTCAGTCTTATCGACCAAATAAACCAAACAGCCGTTTTTAGAATACCTCTTGAAAGTGTCAGGATTGTTTTTAGATGCGGTACACCATGTGGTATTAGCACCATACTTCAAAGAACCCTTGTGAGTTTTAGGTGATACCATAATCACTTCATCATCCTCATAAACCACATCAACATGTTCTTCCCTAACAAATGTTTTATCCTCTTTCACAATTTGAGCCTTATCATTCATTTCAACTAATAAACGATAATTAGAAAAGTCATTTGAATAAATGTCTTTATTTGTTTGATACGGCAGTAAGAAATCAAATCTTTTAACCTCACTAAATAGTTGAGCGATACTATGATTCATACCATATTCATTACGTGAGACCCAAACTTTTAACATATACTCCAAATATTTGTGAGTACCTGTAAAATCAAATTCAACCATCTTAGTGAATGTAGCATTAGTCACCTTAGGAAATCTTACTCTTAATTCATCTACTTTTGACATAATCTTTATTTTAATGTTCTGTTTATTTCTTTTTGAATATCTTTCTCCTTTAAGGTCTGTCTCTTGTCATGTAATTTCTTACCACGAGCAAGAACAATGTCAATCTTGAGGGTGTTTTTCTTTTGGTAAATTTTGTATGGGATGATACTCAAACCTTTATCCAAACTCTTTTGAAGTTTAACCAACTCACGTTTCCTAAGTAACAACTTACGGTCTCTTTTAATATTATCATTACCAATACCTGAGATGGATACGTTCTTCATAAACAACTCTCCATCTTGGAACATACAATAAGAATCAACAAAAGATAACTTACCATCACGAATGAATTTAACCTCAACACCAGTCAAGACCATACCCGCTTGATACGTGTCCAAGAACTCGTATTCATGCTTCGCTCTCCTGTTTATTATGTTGACACCCTCTTTCATGGGAACAAAGATAATATAAATTTTGATATAAACAAAAAACCCCCACATTTCTGTGAGGGTCAAGTTTATTATTTTGTCGGTTCCTGTACAACACCTGGTGTTGCTGTTTCGGGATTTGAGGCCGCAGGTTTTTCTGCCGGTAGTGGTGGTTCTTCCACCTGTGTCATCGCATTTGGAAATTGTCTGTTCAAATTGGCAATAGTTGTTGTAATAGTTGATAAATCAAATTCTCTTCCATTGGCCAAGTTCTTACCAAACCATTTTTTATCTTTTACACCATAACGATATTTTGTATCTTTTGGATATTCATATTGGTAAATAACACCGATACTACTTCCTGTTGTATTTGGTGTTGATTGTCCTGCTGCCTTTAATGGGGGTTTTTTTGCTTGTTCTGTCTTAGGTTGCTCGGGGGTATTATTGGCCCAAACAACATCAACTCCTGAATTATCCGATTTACATTTCCAAGTACCTTTTTTTGTTTCGGCACCTGATGCATTTCCATTTCTAACATATTCTTTAATTGTATTATTTTCCCAATAAACAACAATTGAGTTGGGGTTAAACAATCTAACAAAGTCCATGTTTGCTTGTGTATAACGTCCTTCAGTATTCAAATTATCTTTCTTGTAATAAATACATGGAAACTTTGGTGATTTAGCCTTGACAAGAGCCATGTTCTTTACATTATTTGCAACATTATCATTGTATCTTGCCCCACTTGCCTCCATTTCCCCTGCCGTTACTTCAGTAATACTTTGTTCGTTCAAGGTTTTTGACTTGTCATAAGTTGCAAGTTTTTTCATTCTATTAATTTCTTCTTGAAGAATAAATTTTTCTTTGTTCATAATTTTTATTTATAAATATACAATATCTTGGTTTCCGTCTCGGACCAATTATAACATCTCTCGTATCTTGAATCAAGACGGTGTGTTCTTTTTGGTTGCCAAGGATGTTTTTTAGTATAATGTTTCCTGTTACAACCTGAAATAACCAATAACATTAATACAATAATTATTTTTTTCATATTACCATGTTCTACATGCCCAATATCTTGGTTTCCATCTTGGACCAGGAGTATCACAATTGTGTCTTGCTCTAAACGATTTTCTTCTTTCAGGATTATTCTTCTTAATCCTCATTATTTTACCATGTGCAGATTTTCCACCAAAACCAAAGTTTACCTTAACAACCTTACCTTTATCATTCTTAACATATACTTTGAACTTTTTAATGTCACCTTGCATTATTTTACCCAACTGAACTTTTCTTCCTTGATATTCTGCTTCGGTTATTAAATCACCAATAATAAAATTGGTCTCCTCAACTGAACCATATTCATCTTCATATAAAGTTTTGTTTTTGGGTTTAATACCCTTCTTCTTCATATTGATGGCAATTGCAGCTTGTTGCACAGGACTTGAAGCTTCATTTGTTTCCTCAGATTCTTCTTTTACACAATTAGGATATTTTTTACCAAACATGGTTTTCATACCGTCTTTTTTATAACCAGCCCAACATTTTTCAGTTAGTTGTTCTTTTGAATCACTCTCAAATATGGCATTAAATTGTTGTTCGGTTATCACTATTTTCATATCAATAAATATCCCATAAAACAAAAAACCCTACCTGAATTAACAGATAGGGTTTGATGGCTAAAAGGTTGAGAATATACCTGTTTTTGAGAATCTTTGGAAGGATTATGTGGTTCCCTTCGTTTCCACCATCTTTTGAATGGTAACTCTCATCGCCGATTGGTTAGACCAATCACTCCTAAAGGTTTTAACTACTCTTTTACTACTCTACTCTCTTCAATCTTGCGAACTGACTCAGGGTTCGACCCCTTAGAGGTTTTTGGTAAAAATACACTCTGACTTGCGGTCTCGGTGTGCCATGGACAACCCATGACTGTGTAGGCGACTTTCATCAAAACCTGATGGACACTTTTGCTTATAGTTTTTAGTATAACTTTTACATTAACATTGTAAATTATAAGTTTGTGTGTCGTGGATGATAGAAGTAGTGGTCCACCGTAAGCTCCGTCATCTTTTGAACGACAAAATACTATACTACTCCTTGAGATGTCCCCATCTCCATACTTCAAGTTTGTTTCATCTTAAATCCCTTGGTAGAGACTTTAAGAAGGAATCACCAGCACCACCTGTACGACCTCTTACCTTTCGGTTTTAAACCCACTTTCGTATTGGAATTCGCAATGATAAGATTGGAGGTCTCACTTCTTACAAGATTCCTACGAGTTATTCTTATTAGTGTTCCCACCTCAACCAAACGACCCACATCGCTTGGTCATCTCAACTCTTCACCTACAGTGTTACCCTCGGTTACTAAAGCAAAAATGATATCTCGCTTGTATACTCGAGCTCCGTTTCCGAAGCCGCAATCCTGTTAACACAACAGGTTCACTTTATCCCACTTTCGTGGTTTATTTAACGACCATATACGGCCGATTATCTTTATCAGGTTAAATGTCTCATAATCAACCCAAAGGTCTCATAATCAACTACTGAACGGATAAATATCTTTAATTCAAAGAACGTTTTATTAATTGGTCTACAAAGATAAAACAATTTTTTTGATTTGTCAAATCTTTTGTAAACTTTTTTTTTGGTTGCGAACCCGAGACTCGAACTCAGAACTATGGGTTATGAGCCCATTATGTTACCATTACACCAACTCGCGATATATCTTAAGTAAAAGAACTTTCAAAGTAATGTCCCACAAAGATAAAACTATTTTTTGAAATAATCAAATGTCTGTGGGACATTTTTTTTTTGAGACTCTCATCTCAATTGTTTCACAAAGTTAAAACAAAATTCTCATTTTGTCAAATATATATTATGAAACTTTTTTTGGGGATGTCCGTCATTTCTGACTGAAATAATAAATATGCCCAATAATTTCAAAAGTACTATATTTTTATAGATAAGTCAAATTTTTTTTATAAAAAAGTTTAAATCAACACATCTTCCACTATTATTTGTATTTATAGGTATGAAAGTTAGAATCAACGACAATATTTTTAATGTTAGAACTTTAATAGATAAAGAATCTCAATCTATTGGGATGATGAATAAAACATTTGGAGCTACGTTCGAGGGTCTATTATTTTTAATGGGTGGAGACAAACAATCTTTTTGGATGAAGGATTGTATCATACCATTAGATATTCTCATCATTAGAAATAATGTTATTGTAAACATACATTATAACTGTCCACCTTGTAATGGTAATAAATGTCCAAGTTACGGTGGAAATGGAAATATTGTATTGGAAATTGAAGGTGGAAGTTGTGAATACTTGGAGATTGAACCAGGTGATACGGTTGAATACTTATTTTGATTCTGAGATTTTTTCTTTAAGTTTTCTTTCAAACTCATTTGCAATCATCTTTGTAAACTTAACTGAAGGTGAATCATCTCTTTCAGAGTCATATCTATTTTGAGCTAACGGTGGTCTTTTACTTCTACCCAAATAATTTAAACCAGAAATGTTTGTAATACATTTGTGTCCACCTGAATTTGATTGAATTAAATCCCACGCATTAATTCCAATTTTGTCTAACATATTTCTATGTTCTTCAGTTAAATCTTTGAATGGTGTTTCCATCATGTCGTGAATATGTTCTAATACTTTTTCACCACCTTCTATAGTGGTAAACTTATCTTTATATAATGCTTCAAAGTCTTTGAATGTGAACCCGATACTTTCAGGTCCAACGGCTGTTTCACTAACCCACTTAATAGTCGATAAAGGAATTGTTCTTTGTTTTAGTTGGTCCTCCCATTTACCTATAACTTCTTGAGCAATTTCACCCAAGTTAACACCTTTTAATTCTCTTTCTTTTTTGAAAGGATTACAAGATGCTTGAACTAATCCCATTGGCCAAGCCATGATTAAGAAATCGGCTTCAGGATTATTTCTGAATGGTGTATACCTATCGTATGAACCTGGTTTGAACATGTTACCACCACCATATTGAAAAATAATGTTATCACTAACAGTTGGGTAATTTTTCATTGATTGTTTGTAATTCTCAGCATTCTTTTGTAACTCTTCAGGTTTGGCTGCGTTAGTTCTCTTCATCCATGATTTGATGTTAGTTAGAATTGACATCAAAGATGGTTCTGAATTCATAACTAATTCTTCAAGAAATCCTGGTTTGTTTTTAAACGCTAAAAGTAATTTGTTAATAACAAAACCCAATAACATTTTATTCTTTTGTAATGTTTTGTCATTATCAACTCTGAATAGATAGTTAACAACTTCTTCAGGTGATATATCGTGTTTTGCAAAATCGGCTGAGTCAACAGTATTGATTAATAATATGTCTGACGATGGAAATAAATCTTTTGGTGAAACAATTTGAGAAATTGTTTCTACATTTGAACGAGCCCCTCTGAATTGTTTTGACGTTCCCTTTTCAACACCCACTTGTCTATCATGGTGGTCTGTATGAATAACAAACATTGGTTTACCATGAGCAAAATCAACAAGAACTGGCATTGTGTCACCAGTAGCATCGTTCTTTTTAACAGAGAATTCTTTGTCACCATATTGAATTATGTGACAACCAACTACTTCAATACCATTGTCTTCAAGGTATCTTTTCATAGCGATAGCGGTTGTTACACCATCTAAATCTTGGTGAAAATAAATTTCAGCCTTAGGATATCTTTTTCTTAAGGCTGAAATATTTCTAATTCCTGTCTCTTTGAGTATTTTTTTCATTAGTCTAACCCAAAAAAGTGAGCTCCTTTATCAAGGATATCACCATGGTCTGAAACACATTGTTTGAATATTACCTTATCAGCACTTGGCATTTTTTGATTTGTATCATAACCCCAAACACCGTCAGCTTCTACACCAATTTTACTTTGATATTTTGCAATCGCTTGAGCACTTTTAGATTTTGGATAATTACCAATACTTCCATCAATTACTAATGGTTTTCCTGTATCATCTTTAATACTTTTTTTATTTAAGAAACATTGGATTGCCTTATTGTAATTATACTCTTCGCTTTGTTCTTTTATTACACGTTTAACAATTCTTGTTAAATCTGATTCTGTTAATTTTATAATTTTTTTTGTCATATTAGAATTTTAAAGTTAGTAAGTATTTTAATTGATTAATATCACCTAACATCTCATCTCTAAGATTAAGTAGGTCCGTATCATATCTTGGGTCTAATTGGTCCGTCATTGAAACTAAAAATTCAGTAATTCCGTCCATAAAATCTTGTACACTTAATGATTTAATATCTTGAAACATTAATGAGAACTCAGCTTCAAACTCAGGTCTACCATATTTACCCATCATACACTCAGTAAATTTATCAATGAGTTCACCTAATGAGTCATAGATTCCACCATAAGCTCTGTGTTTAGCGTCACCAAATGTTTGCCAATGTAAAAATCTAAATTGATTTTGTATTTGGACTAATTTTAAAATTAATTCTTCTTTCATATACTATATATTAAATTGCCGTTAAGGCTGCATTTGTTAATTTTCCACCAAAAATATCTGACATAAATCCCTGAATTGGGTCTGATTCACCACTTGACGATGAAGGTCCTGATGATTGTCCTGATGATTGTCCCATACTCTGATTGGGAATATTTTCACCCATTTCTTGATTCCACGTTTTTTGAGCTTCGGGTGTTTTGGAATATTCATCCCATTTTTGTTCGGCGTTTGGCATTTTTCCTAATAACTCATCAGGTCCTACAAAATTACCAAAACCTAACCAATCTAAAAACCCTAAATAAGTTTTTGTTCTTTTCATTAATGACCTAGTTGCTGGATTACCACCAAATACTCTTGGGACACCTGCCCATATTTTTTGACCTAAAGATGCATCAGATTTCATATATTTTAACCATGAATTTCTTACATCTTTATTTCCCCTAAATAATTTACCCTGTTCTTTCTCAAGAGATTTCATTAATGTTTGTTTTTCTAAGGAAGATAATCCTTTTTCAACGTTAATTATTTTACCTCCTCTACTAATATTTGTTGGTAATTTAATTTCCTTACTTGCTTTAATAAAAATACCCACAAATTCTTCAACGGCTCTGATTAACGGTCCACCAATTCCTGGTACTTTACCAATGGCAGTTTTTAACACTTGTAATAATTTACCACCCCAAGTAGGTGCACTCTCAACCATTTTGGCTATTGGTCCTCCCGCGATTTTAGCAGTTTCCGCAATTTTAAATGCATCACCAGCAGCTACCGCTCCTCTAAACGCATTTGTAGCTTTACCACCAACTTTTAGTGCTCCAACAACAGGTTTGGCTAAAACATCTCCAACATATGGGACAACTGAAATCCAAGATAATATCGCAAATAACTTATCATCTTGATTCCAATAACTAACTCCATTAACAAGGTCGACAATTCCTGTTGGGTCAATAATGCCTACAATATCACCAAGAGTATTATACCACTCAGACTCATTAAGAGATAAATCATTTTTTAATGATTGGTCTTTAGTAATCAAAGCGAGTTGTCGTTCAGTTATTAATATGTTCGCCATTTAAGTTATTTTATTAATAAATATCCATAAAACAAAAAAAAGGGTTTTTAAACCCTTTTATTTAAATTCCATTTCAATTTGTTTATTTCGGTCCAAAAAATGTTGAACTCTTTCTTGTGCAACTTTACTATAGTTCTCACTCAACTCTATTCCAATCCATCTTCTTCCACTAATCTCAGCGGCACATAAACTAGTACCACTTCCAACAAATGGGTCAAGGACCACATCATTCTTATAGGTAAGAATCTTGATTGCTTTCATTGGGATATCCATTGAGAAAGTTGCCTTAGTTTGTTGTCTTGTGTCTGCAAAATATTCCCACTGACCGTATACCAAAGACATGAATTCTTTTTTGTCATCGTCTTGATAAACTGCTTTGGTTTTTACTGTACCGTCTTCTTGTTCCATGTCAACCATGTCGGCTTTCCATTGAGGTTCACCCTTAATTTTCTTGATACGGTCTTTCTTGTAAGCCAAGATAACACATTCCTTTGGGTTGTAGATGTAAGGACTTGACGGACTCATCCATGAACCCCAAGCCGTGGTCTTACTTCTATGTGGCGAATTCTCATCAAGGTCAACAAGTCCATAGAACTTAAATCCAACTTGTTTCATGATGGTCCAAAACTCTGACATGAACAATACTCGTCCACCTCTGTCCTGTACGTTTACTTCGTATGGAATGTTAACAGCAATACGACCATCGTCTTTCAATCGATTGTACGCTTCGGTTAACCACTGTCGGGTGAACTCCCAATAATCTTCCATACTCATACGGTCATCATGACTATCATAGTCAATCCCTACGTTGTATGGTGGAGATGTTACAACCAAATCAACACAACCCTCAGGTAATGTTTTCATCACCTCGATACAATCTCCATTTAATATTTTTCCTGTTTCTATCATCTTCTTATTTGTTTTCAAATTTTGATTTAATTTTCATCCAAACTATTTCAGGATAATTCCATAACCACCAAAAAAACCAATATATTTTTGTCATACTTTATTTTTTAAATTTTCTATTCTTCTTTGAAGATACCATAGAGCCTTGTTAAGGTCTTGGAGTTCTTTATCGGTACCTTTCTTTCCCGCCCTTGAGATATACTTAACGGTATTCCCAAGATGAAAATCCAAGTCCCAAGCCTCAATTACTTTAATCGCCTCATATGGATTATCTTGTCCTCCGTAATGTTGGGGGTGATTAACTTGTTCACTCATATTCTTCTTGTTTTAATTCTTCGTAAAATCCAATTTTTGGTTGTTGATGGATAATTTCTTTCAACTCTTCATTTTCTCTATTAATTGGTTTAATGACCATTAGATACATCATTATTGCACCTAACCACATTCCTACACAACCTACAAGTATTAATTCTATCATTGTACTTTTCATATTAACCATAATTTATACATTTTTAATCACATAATAATCTTTTGCATACTTAGATTCTTCGATTACATTTTCTTCAATAAGTTTATTTAACTCAATTCTTGCATCGTCTTCTGAAACTTTCAAAATATATTTTGCAATATAATCGATGTGAATGGGTTGTCTCAATTTAGACATCAAGGTTTTAGTTGATTTAGTATCCATCTATTTAGTTATTATTTTTAATATTTCTTTATCACTTTTACCTTCATTGTGTAATTTATAAACTGTATGACTTTTTTCATCACTAAAAAAAAGAGCATCACTATTACCGTAATACTCTTTCAATTTATTTTCATGAAGTGCATTTAAACTTTTTTCAATATTGATATATCGTTTATTAAATCCCACGACACAAATATAATCATATTATATTTCAGAGTCAAAGTTTTTTACCTTAACCATGTTAACTATTTGAAAAATATATGCGGTTATTTTTCTTTTCATGATTGGTATAATGGATTGTTCCATTGGAAAGTTTTGACCACAGGACATTTCAAATACTGGGAAATCTTTATAATACTTACTTTTATTAAACTTGGAGTGATTTTCAATAATTGAAAGTAATGTTGTCTTATCAGGATTGTTCTCATATATCTTAGTTACATGAGTCTGACTTACATTTTTTTCACCTCGTTTCTTTTTGATTTCGTATTCCCAAACATATATTTTATTATCCAACTTTCTATAATAAAAAACATAACCTGAACCTGACGCCAAGTTTTCTTTATTCTTTTTGATTGAGATATCAACACTATCAAATACAATATTCCAAATGGATTTTGCCACATTGAATGTATCAAATAATTTGTTGTTTGAATATCTGATTGTCCTACCCAACTCGTTTTTTTCCTCTTCGGACATTTCTCTCGGTTTCTTTGGGTATAAATCCTTTAACATGATTTCATCATCACAGGAGTTAAATTTCTTATCTGTAAGTAGGAGAGTATTTTCTTTTGATAAAGATTGCATGTTGGCCAAGTGTAACGACAACTCAACAAAGTCAGGATAAATTTCAAACTTATCCAATCTTTGTTCGCATTTTTGTATGTAATCCAATAATGTATATTTGTTATATTCAAAGTCCAACGGTTCTTTCAACATCCATTCAGGATTTAACTTAAATGGTATTTTCTTTCTTCTCCCCATATAACAATTATAACTAAATAAAAATCTTAATCAATTCTCATAACATAAAATAACTCATTCTGTATTGTTATCTCCTCAGCATTTCCATCATAACCATTTAGTGTGGTACCATATCCATCTTCGTCAATAACAGCCCTAATAAACTCATCTTTGTCTATATACTCATTCAATTCTAATCCCCACTCATTCATAAACCCTTCAATATCATATCTTGCCTGATTAACTCTATCGGTAATAATTTCATCAATTAATTCATTAGGAAAATCACCTTCAGGGTCTTCCTTGATGTCCTCAATTTCTGTATCCATATCAGTAATTTCCTCAATTAACTCATCAATTCTTTCTTGAAGTTCATCATCATTTTCACCATCCATATCATCTTCAAATCTTGAGATTAAACTTCTAAATTTTTCTATTTTGTCAGTTAAAATATCGACTCTTTCCTCCTGTTTTGTGGATAAATTTCGTTGGTCATCATCTAAGTATGATTCAGGACTTTCATAAACATCTTGATTAAACAAATCTTCAGCATACGCTATAACCGCATCATCATCAATATATTGTTTTGCAAAATTACTATTGAATCCCTCAAAACCTATATCATCAATCAATCCTTCAACATAATCTTCAGCACTTGATTGCATTTCAGTTTCATCACCCACAGCATATCTACGGTCTTCTACATCAGGAGCGCCAATAACTTCAAATTCTGTTGTATCATAAAATCTTCCAGTTGGAATTATATTGTATACATCAATCTTTTGTCCCAATTCTTCCAACTCATCTTCCAACCCACTTATTTCATCCAATAAATCACCTCTTACTTCTTCATCATTATCATATTCAGCTTGAAGTCGGTCAATTTCATTTTGAATTCGAGCAATCTCACCTCGGTCTTGATTGTTCATTACTTCAACATCACCCTCATCATCAAGAAATCTTAATAATGCATGAGCTTTCAAACCTTCTTCAGGACAATCAGGTCCCAACTCCCACTCATTCTCTTCACGTCTTTGTTGAGCTTGGCTCTCCCTCTCTCTTAATATTTGAGCCAATCTCATTTTTTCCAATCTTTCTTTTTCCTTTCGAGCCAATTCTCTATCACTATAAATCTTAACTTGTTCTGCATATTGTGATTTAAGATAATCGTCAACAGAACTTAAGATTTCATTCAACTTGTTTGTACCCAAAATCCATCCACCTTTTACAGTTTCATCCAACGCATCATAATATGTTTTGTCACCATCAAATTTTTGGAGTAAGGCAACTTTATAAAACTTATTGTCAGATGGTGCTTGTCGGTCCAAGATGTAAAACAACTTACCGTCTTGGTTATATCTATTGAACTGATAGTCTGAGTCCGTAGTTGTACACCATTTGGTACCCTTACCATAATAACAAGATGAATCATGTGTTAATGGATTAACCACAAAGAATCTACCATCATCATAAACAACATTACCACCCTCAACTTCTTTAACCACTCGTCTTTGTCTGGTCTCATATTCCGCCAAGGCAGACAATAGTTGTCCCGCACTCTTATATTGGAATAAGTCGGTGATTGGAAGGTTGGTTGATATTTTTACAAACTTTTTTAAAGCCTCCCCAACTTTTACAAGGTTCTCCTCGAAGTTAACAGTATCAAGGTTTTTACCAACCCAATCCAAATATTTTTGGGGCACCGCCTTAAGAATTTTATTTATATTCTCCCCACCAAACTTTTGAGAATACTTGGTCTTGAAATCTTCAACTCTACCTTCTTGTATTAATTTTAAAAAATCCATTGTATCTTTAATTGATAAATATTCTTTTACTCTTATATTTCCACAAAGATAGTATTTATTATCAGGAAACAAATAAACAATTTTATGAATTCAGGTATCTATAAAATAACCAACACCACAAATAATAAAGTTTATATTGGTAGTAGTGTTAATATTTCAAGTCGTGAATATAAACATTTTTGGATGTTGAATAAAGGTATTCACGATAACGAATACTTACAAAAATCATATAAAAAATATGGTGAGGATGCATTTATATTTGAAATTGTCGAGTATTGTGAACCAAACAAATTAATTGAAAAAGAAAATATATTTATCACATTACATGATTCCAATAACCTTGACAAAGGTTATAATTTAGCATTAGTTAATGATTTTAGACGAAACACTTACAATGATGAAGTTAAAGTTAAATTATCTAAACATAATTTAAATAAAAACGGAAACATTAATAAATATTCATTGTCAAATATTGAAACAAAAGAAACATTAACTTTTGATAATCTAGTTGATGGTGCTAATTACTTAATTGAAAATGGATTTGCGAATGGTAGTCCAAGAAACGTTAGAATGAAAATATCAAGTTCTTTAAGAGGTAAATTAGTAAATAATGGTTACAAGGGTTCCATAAGAAAAACTTGTTATAAACATGAATTTAGAATAATAAACTAAAATTAAAAAATAAAAATTATGTCAGGATGCGGATGCAAAAATAACGGAAACCAATCACAACAGCCTTCACCTCAACAGGTTCAACAGGCTGCGGCTCAAAGACAACAAACTAACGAAAGTGTTAAATCGGCCATCAAGAAAACGGTTGAAAAGTACTACAACGTAAACAAAACTAGTAAGTAATTTAAACATTTGAGAAAATTAAGAAGGGGACAATGAGAATTGTCCCTTTTTTCGTATTTATATTATATGGACATTAATGAATTAATAGAAAAGTTTAACGATGGAGATACTGAGTTTATTCAGTACTTCAGCGATATTGACACTTTTCTTAAGGTTGTTAACAAAAGAGGATTGATTAATGAGTTGGACCCTGAAGGAAAACTTTCCGAACATTATCAAAACGAATTACTATTATTTTATTATGAAAACGATAAACAAAAGTTTTGGGAATATGTTTTGAAGTATTTGAATGATGTTGAATTAATTGATGGAGTTCCATATCTTATTCTTGATAGTAGAGGAGAACTAGCAACATTATTCTGTGATGGAAACAGATATGATATATCTCAAGGTACTGTTGAAGGCATATTATCAGGTGAGCATGAGAACGATTTTTATTACGATTCAACTGATGATGTTTATAGAGATGTCATTCAAGAACTTACCAAAGAAAATCTAAAGAGATTAAAAGAGTATATCATTCAAACTTTGGACGGTCAACAATTACCCACTAATACTGATGTACTTGAGTCTATCGCTCAAAGAGAAAATACTGAATATGTTACTGTAAATGAATCTAACATTGACGAAATAGTTGACGATGAGGAAACAATGGATAAATTAATGGAAGACAAATTAGGAGACCTTAAAAGTGAATTATATATTATTCATAATTCTTCATATAACTCAGCATATGAAGAAGAATTATTCGAAGATATTATGGGAGAACTTTCAAAATATTTTGGTGATGGTGAATGGGTAACAAGACCTCATACCTACAGAACAAATACTGAAGTACAAAGATATAAGGCACCAATACACAACTTTGAAAGTAACATTGTTGATTATTTAAGAGATAATAAAGGTTATTATTCCGGGACACTTGAATATTGGGGTGATTACTTGGGTGTTATAAAAAACCAAGATGATTGTTTATCTATAAGACCCCCTGATTATCCTGACTCAAGAAAAGTAGATAAAAATATCAACTTGTACTTTAACGATTACATTTAATATTCTTTTTACGAATTAAATTGTTTATACTTAAACAATAATAAATTCCAAAAGAAATACCAATGATATTAAAATCACCAACAAGCAAACTATCAATAGTTAATTTATTTGCAGATTTCATATTAAATCAAATTCCAAAAGACGAGGAAAGTATTATCCAAGTCGCCGACTGTTTAAACTTTTATGTAATCAAAGGTAAAACCACATACAAAGAACCTTTAGACATTTCTAAGATAAAGGACGAATTCATTACAAAATTTGAAGAACTATTGGGAGATTTAAAATTATCCCATACAATAGATTTGATTGAATACGATTCAAAGTTAAAACCATCAGAAAGTATAACATTCTCCTATCATAACAATTCAACAAATTGCTCATACCATAAAACACAATATGATGAATTTTTGTTAGACAATTCCAAATCATACGATTATAA